GACGGAGAATATACAGTTGCACGATCAGACTCAGACACTATTACTATTACAGCTACAAGCACAGATTTAACAGCTACATACTATGCTGGTAGAGCTATCCGCATTACAGATAGTGCTGGTGCTGTAACTGAAGGTACTATTGTATCTTCGGCATTTTCTAACCCAACCAATACTATTAATGTCTCACAGACTATTGCTGGTACTGGCACACCTACAAAGGTAGAGTTAGGCATACAAGGTTCATCATCTGAGTTAGTCGTAGACGCAGACAACGACACTAAGATACAAGTAGAAGAAGGTTCTGATGATGACACAATAAGATTTGATACTGGCGGCACAGAGAGACTACAGGTCTCATCAGCAGGGGCTTTTGCCTTGCAGAGTGGTGGCGGTTCATTTATACATTCAAACACAATATCTAATACATTTACTTTGACCAGTCAGAATATGTTTATGGTCGGTCCAGTAAGTGTAACAGGAGTTATTACAGTAGGCTCTAATTCTACTGTTGTCGTAATATAAGGAGAAACAAATGGCAGGAATACAAATAGACGGAGTTAATAATAAAATTGACTTTGATGATGATGCAGATACCAGTATATCGTCAGCTACAGATGATACGCTAGTAATAGAATCTGGTGGTGTAAACATAGCATCTATTACAGCAGGAGAGTTTGCAATAAACGAAGGATCAGCAGACCTAGACTTCCGAGTAGAAACCAACGCTAGTACTCATGGATTATTAGTTGATGGTGGCAATAACTCAGTTCTTATAAATAAAAGTTCTCCATCAGCAAACTATAATCACGCAACATCTTTAGTGCCTGGTTTTGAAATGTTTGGTACATCTAACACAGACCACAGATTAAGTGCATTTACTTATGGAGCGGCAGACGCAGGTGGTCATATAATGATGTTTGGTAAACAAAGAGATGCTACACCAGACAGTTATACAGTTGTTCAAGCTGATGACCAATTAGGTCAAATATTTTTTCAAGGAGCAGATGGTACTCATTTTATTAATGGAGCTGCTGTAAGATCTTATGTTGCAAGTGGAGTAGGTGCAAATGATATGCCAGCGGAATTAAGATTTTATACGAATGCAGGAACAACAGATGTAAGTGAAAGAATGCGTATTAATGCAAATGGGTGTATTGGGTTGCATTTTACTGGTACAGGAGCAGATAATCAAGTAAATATTGAAAACCAAGCTTCAGGTAGTGGTAGAGGTGGTTTAAAAATAACTAATCCATCTTCAAGTGCTGCTATGAATGGTCAAGAAATAACTAGTGCTAGATCAGGCTCTAGTGCTTATAGTTTTTTATTATGTAGATCAAACTCAGCCTCTCCTGACTCAGAATTTAATGTAAGAGGAGATGGTGAAATTTTTGCGGATGGTGGAACTGCAATGAATACTCCAGCCGACTATGCAGAGATGTTTGAGTGGAAAGATGGTAATACAGATAGTGAAATAAGATTTGGTTACTCAGTAATTTTGGATGGAGATAAAATTGTAAAAGCCTCTGATAGTGATGATGCATCTAAAATTATAGGAGTTGTTTCAGCTAAACCTGCTGTTCTTGGTGATGCGGCTTGGAGTAAATGGAGTCAAAAATATTTAAAAGATGAATGGAATGATTACATAATGGAAGAATACACATCGACTGAGTGGGTAGAGGTTAAAGATGAACAAAATATAAATCACTCTTATGAGACAGATAAAATACCAAGTGATGTAACTGTTCCAAGTGATGCTAAAGTAATAACAAAAGATATAAATAATAATTTATTAACAAGAAGAAAACTGAATTCAGAATGGGATAGTTCTAAAACATACATTCCAAGACAAGAAAGAAAAGAGTGGAATGCAGTGGGTCTTATGGGTAAATTAAGACTTAAAAAAGGACAACCAACAGGAACTAATTGGATTAAAATGAGAGACATCTCAGACACAGTAGAAGAATGGTTGGTAAGATAATGTTTACACTAGACAACAAAGAATATGACGAAACCAAAATATCTACAAAAGCTAAAACAGCTTTGGAAGAAGTAGTGCGTGTATCTAAACATATGCAAGATCTAAGATTTGCCCAACAAGGCTATATTAATATATTAAAAGAAGAATTAAAGGAGACTAAAGATGAGTAGTGAAATTAAAGTAGACACTATTAGTGAAAATACCAGTGCAAATGGTGTAGTCATAGATAGTGTAACATTAAAAGATGGAGCAGTTACAGCTACTGCTGCAAGTACAATAACAACAGCTGATAATACTGCTCAACTTACTTTAAAATCAACTGATGCAGATGCAAATGCTGGTCCAATTTTAATTTTTAATAGAGATTCTGCTTCTCCAGCTGACAATGATTATCTTGGTAATATTCAAATGGAAATGGACAATGATGCTGGAGATAACTTAGATGCTGTATCTATCCTAGCTCAAGCTACAGATGTATCTAATGCGAGTGAAGATGCAAAATTATATTTCTATATGAGAACAGCTGGAACAATGAGAGATGCTTTTCACATAAGCCCTACTGAAACTGTTTTTAATGATGATTCAGTTGACAGAGATTTTAGAATTGAAAGTGACTCAAACGCCATCTTGTTTAAATTACAAGGAGCCAATTCTAGTAACTCAGCAGGCACTATTGGTTTCAACTCTAGTAATTCTGATGGAAACTTTTTTGAAGCTGTTAATCCACAATCAGGTGTTTATTCAACTAGACTTCAAGCCAGTGCTTCTTCAGGCACTATATACGGGATGCAAATTTTCTTTTCAGGTCAAGTGCCTGATAATAATACCAGTCAATTCCTAGTGTGTTCAGACAGTACCGCAGTTAGATTAAGGATTTATGCAGACGGTGATGTAGTTAATCACGACAATTCTTATGGTTCTACTTCTGATGAAAGAATAAAAGAACAAATAGCAGATGCGTCTTCTCAATGGGATGATGTAAAAGCTATGAAAATTAGAAAATACAAAATGAAAGAAGATGTTGCAAAAGGAGATAGTGATGCACACTGGAGACTAGGTGTTGTGGCACAAGAATTAGAAGCAGCTAGTATGAGTGGTCTTGTAAAACCAGAGGTTTTATACACTTCTGATGATCAAGAAGTTAAAGATTATTTATACACACAAAAAGATAAAGATCAAGGTTTGATACCAGACGGTAAAGATGTAGGTGATGTGCAGATAGCAAAAAAAGCAAACGTAGGTGACATTAAAGATTACAAATCAGTCAAGTATTCTATTCTTTACATGAAAGCCATTAAAGCTTTACAAGAAGCTATGACTAGAATTGAAACATTAGAAGCTGAAGTAACAGCACTAAAAGGAGAATAACATGAGTGAAATAAGAGTAGATACAATAACAGAAAAGACATCAGCTAATGGTGTGGCTATTGATAGCGTAACATTAAAAGATGGTGGAGCAACACTAACAGATAACATTACATTTAGTGCATCTGGTAAAGGTGTACACTTAGGAGTTACTTCTGCTACAGCATCTAACTTGCTTGATGATTATGAAGAAGGGTCTTGGACACCAGTATTTAGAGATGCTGACACAGGAGGCAACACAGCTTCTATAGGAACTAGCTCAGCTCAATATGTTAAAATTGGTAGATTAGTGTATATAACAATGAATTGTTTTAATATTAACAAAAGTGGAATGACCTCAAGTAATGTTTTATATATGACAGGACTACCTTTTACGTCAGCAGGCACAAGTAGTAATGGATTGTCTAGCAGACACCCAATGTCTTGTGAAGTTGATAATATAGATTTTACAGGGTTTGTTACAGCCGATGCTACTGCTGGAGGTTTTACTAGAATGGATTTTCACGATAATGTAGATAGTGCTGGTGATACTCAATTAACTGTATCTGATATTACAACTTCATCAGATTCAGATATCTTAATTAACGGTTTTTATTTAGCAGTATAAAAGGAGAAAATAATGGCAATAACAAAAGAAACTAAAATAGAAAAAATAGAAGTAGTTGGAGAGCATAAAGCTCTGCAAGTTGCTACTGACACTATCATAAAAGAAGATAACAAAGAAATATCTAGAAGCAGACACAGACACGTTATACACCCTGATGAAGATATATCTGGTGAAGATGCAGAAGTACAAGCAGTAGCAAATGCTGTATGGACTGATGCTGTAAAATCTGCGTGGACAGATTACAAAGCTAGCATCTAATGGAACAAGAAAACAGAGAAGCTATTATCCGTATAGAGGGTAAGCTAGAGCTTATGGATAGTAAACTCACAACTCTGAAAGACAATCATTTATATCATATTGAAAGAGATATGAGACAACTGAGAACTCTTGTGTGGTTTATAGGAACTACTGTTTTCTTACAAATGTGTTACCTAATTATACGTACTTTGATGTAGTCTTGCACGTCTAGTGCAAATCAAGTACAAAATCAAGTATGTCTAATAAGTGTATACTTATAATATCAGATACTCATTCGCCATATCATCACCCTGACTTGATACCTTTTCTCAAGGCTATCAAAAAAAAATACAAACCAGATAGAATTGTACACATAGGCGATGAGACAGATAAACATGGACTAAATTTTCATGGACAAGACCCTGACTTGCCGAGTGCAGGCGATGAACTATACGAAGCTAGAGAAACGATACACGATATTGAAAAACTGTGGAGCAATGTAGACTTACTACATTCTAACCATGGCAGCCTTGCCTACAGAAGAGCTTTTAAAGCTGGCTTACCCAAAGCCTACATGAGAGACTATAACGAAGTCCTTGAAGTTGGGAAAGGATGGAAATGGCATAATGAGCTGACCATCAAATTACCAGATGGCAATGACGTACACTTTCATCATGGCAAATCTGCAAACATATTGGCTGTAGGACAGAAGCAAGGCACGTGTTATATCCAAGGTCATTTTCACACCAAGTTTAACATACAATACTGGGGCAACCCCAACAGTTTACTATGGTGTATGCAGGTGGGCTGCTTGATAGACAAAGACGCACTGGCGTTTGCTTACGACAAAGTATTTAAAGACAGACCGATCATTGGTTGTGGTATCATCATAGACAGTCAACCGAAATTGTTACCAATGGTATTGAATAAAGGTGGAAGATGGAATAAAGTGTGTCCATGAAGACACTAGACAAGCAAGTAAAAGGCGATCACTACAAAAGATTTATCATACAACCAGCAGAATTTATTAACATCAACAATCTTCCGTATGCGGAAGGCAATGTTATCAAGTACGCTTGTAGGCACAAATACAAAGGTAAAAAAGAAGATATAGAAAAAGCTATACATTACTTGGAAATGATAATAGAAAGAGATTATGAATAACGTGGCACGCATGGAGATTCCAAACAGGATGAGATCCGTCAATGTACGTATGTCTATTGACGATATGCCCATCGTAGCAACTATGGATTACCTCATAAGCGATAGTGGAATTTCACCTGTAGCGGTATGGGTAAAGACAAAGAAATCAGAGTCTACATTAGACAGAGAATTACGCAGTTCTGGCAAAGCAGTATCTTTACTGTTGCAGTATGGTTGTTCTCTCAAAGAAATATCAGAAACATTTACTAGAGATAGCATCATAGGATCTGTTGTTTGGTAT